TTATTCGTTTTTATATGACTTTTCAGACTTTTTGCTGGGCTCTCTTACCAGTATATCACAAATATCACAATTCAGCACCTCACAAATTTTATCCAAATGCTCTAAGTTTACTCTACTCGTGAGCTCATTGTATAACTCGCAAATTGTGGCGGGGCGAATTCCGGTTTTCCTCGACAGTGCAGCTTGCGTACAACGCAGCTCCCCCATCCTCGCAGACAGTTTTATTCTAATCATCATATCTACTCCCTTAATGCACACCCATTAGAGAGAATATAACGAATTAGAAATGAAATGAAGGAGCTTCACAAGTTAATATTTTAACTATATAAAAATAATATATTATAATAGAAAGATTGTTACTTAATTATCGGTTGTATTGCGTATGCACCCACCTCTGGACGGTGGAGCGACTTATCCCGGTAACCCTTGCGGTTAACCGGATAGAAAACTCCGATGCTATCTGCACTGTCCGCCGGCGCTCCTCCTCGGTGTATATCTCCGGTCTGCCCTCTCGGTAGCCGGGACGTTGCCGGGCAATCTCCTTTCCTGCCGGAGCTGGTTTCACTGCTCCTCCATGCTGTTCCCGTCCTTTTTTTGCTGCGCGTTACTCCTCCTATCTTTTAGGAATGTTATATAAATACGATTGTGTATCACACAAAATACTTTTTATCTCTAAAGAATTTTTTATTGTATGGTATCATATACCACATCCCATATCTGTTCCAATGTCAACTGCCCATCCGTACACTTTCCAGCCAGATTTAACACCGACTGCCTATCACAAGAAATATCAGGAACAAAAACACTTTTCACCGTACTTCCCTGCAAATCAAACATTTGTCCTGCAATTCCATATGTGGTTCCCGCAACAGGATGTGGGCAGTTAACTATGTAATATATGACCATTTTCAGTGTCTCCTAATCTATAAAATCATCTAACTCACACCCATACAATTTCGCCATCTTTACTGCGTTTTCAAAGCTGGGCGAACACTCCCCTTCTTCATAAGCTTGTAAACTTCTCAGTGAAATATCCAGTCGTTCACTTGCTTGTTCCTGCGTGAGCTGTGCTTTTAGTCTTTCCCTTTTAAATGTAGTTTCTCTTCGTTTTTTTTTGTAATGCCTTCATCTGTCATTCTCCTTTAGCTGTCACTCAACAGTTTCACACTGCTGTCACCCAAAGGATACTACAAATTCTAACATTTGTCCCCGCAGAATTCTGCGGTTCTTACAATTTTCGACATATTTTTTGGCTTTTAAACAAAAATCGCCCTCCCCGGATACTTCCGAGGAGGGCTTTTTTAGTCCTGGATAGTCATAGATTTAGTCTTTGGCTTCCACCTCTTCCTGCTCCTGCTGCTCTTGCATCACTGCCAGCTTGTCGCGGACCGGGAGCTCTTTTAAATCCTCCATCAACTTGGTAACAGTGCCGTTGCCGCCGAGCTTGTGGTACTCATCGTACATTTTCTGCGCTGCTTCCAGCCCATGCAGGCTGATCCAGCCGCGCTCATAATAGTGATAGTATGCGTGTACCAACTCCGCCCGCAGCAGGGCGATGATTGCTTCCTTTACTGCTGTTTGCCGCACTTCTTCTTCCTGCTGTTTCTTCCAGAGGCGGCGGATCAGATACCCGCCGCCTGCCAGAACCCCGGAAAAGAGCACCTCCAGCCAATATTTTGCCAACCACTCCAGCAAATCTATCGCCTACTCTCTAAAATAATCCTGCACAGCTTTGCACACCGCCTTTTCTGCGCTTTCTGCTTTTGGCAGATGCAGGTGCAACATCGGCACCTTGCTTGTGTAAAACCATGGGATGTCCTTAACCTCTTTGAGCGGGATTTCCTCGGCTCCCAGCAGGATTGGGTCGATGCCGATCATCTTGAGCTGGTGCTTGTAGTAGCTCTGTGCCTGTCTGCTCTCCTCGGTGTCGCGGCGGACGTTGTGTCCCAGGCGATCGCCCAGCAGCCCCTCCACTCTGGTGATTTTGACTTTGCACTGTGCGGATTCATAGACAAACAGCACGTAGTCCGGCTCCAGCTGTGCCAGGGTGTAGTAATCCGGGTATGCCTTTGGAGCATCCAGCTCCACGACACCCTTCATTCCCTGCGCTTTCATCTCCTCCACGATTCTTTTAGCCATTGGATTGCCGTTTACACCTACTACTGCGATTTTTTTCTTGCCCCAAAACAAATTTGCCATAAAACACTCTTCCTTTCTGTTACTCATTCACAAAATTTTTGATGTTCGGATTATTTTTGATTTGCTCGCGCATCTGCACCAGTGCCTCATCCACCCAAAGGGAAAAAACGCTGAACGACACCAGGTACTTGATGGGTGGAAACGCCTCGACTGCTAAATCGTAAACGTATCGCAATTTCAGCGCACCGGTGCCGCTGCCTAAGTACTGCTCCGCCTGCGTTACCGCCCAAAGCAGCCACTCTTTGACGTTTCCCCGCATCCGCAGGTAGCCGATCAAGAGCAGCAGCAAAAGGGCACCCACCGTGCAGATGATACTCATGATTTGCTCCACAACCTTACACCTCCTTCCCTTCTAAATTGTATTCACAAAACCGCCAAAGCCCTTTTTCTTGAGGTCGTCGGCGGTTTTTTGTGCTTCTCCCTGTGTCGCAAATTTGCCGACACATACTTTTGCAAGGGCATCGTTTTTGAAAAATACGAAGTACCCCATATCATCGAGCTTGGCGTACAGGTCGGCGGCGCTTTTTGCCGATGCAAATGCTCCCACCTGTATGGTGTACAGCAGCTTTTTATCTGCCTGCGGCTGCTCCATTTTTGCAATGATAGAAGGATAGTCCTTATATGCAATATCTCTGTCTACGTCTCCAACGATGCCGCCCACCCTGCCGCTGCCGGTGTGCTGCCAGATGCCGTATGGATGTTTGCAGGTGCATTTGCCTGCGTACTGTGCAATCCACTTGTCATAGGCGGTCAGCTGCGCAGGGTAGAGGTAGCTGTCGAGAAAGTCCTTCGAGCAGTACAGCATGGCATAGTAGCCCGCCTGCTCCACCTCGTCCAGGAACGCTTTGCAAATCTCGGTGTTGGTCTGCTTGCTGCCGCCGGTGTAGATGCTCTCATACTCGATGTCAAAGGCGATTGGGTAGGTCAGCTTGTACGGCTTGACCGCTTTAACAACCTCCTGCGCCGCTCTCCTTGCTGCCTGTACAGTGGTGGCATAGCTGTACAGATAAATGCCTACGTCCAGCCCTGCCGCCAGCGCACCCTTGATGTGTTGCGTAAAGGCGCTGTCGAGCTTCAATGCACCGTTATTGTAACAGTAGCCGATACGAATGATTGCAAAGTCGATACCATCCGCCTTGACCTTATGCCAATCAATCTGAGGTTGCCATTTGGATACATCAATTCCCTGTTTCATCTTCCTCTTCCTTTCCATCAAATCCTTTTTTGAGCGCTCCTGCCCTGCCGTGCTGTTTAATCAGCTGATTGAGGCAGATGGCAGCAGCAGCCAGCACATACCCCTGTCCGACGCTCACCGCCGCCAGAATCACCCACTGCATCCAGCCGACCGGCTCGCAGGCAGCCACACTCACCAGCGCCGACAGCAGCACCCCCACCAGGCACAGGATGCCCGGTATCAGGGTGTCATCGATGCGGATGGAGCGCTTGATGATGCTCCCCAGCGCATACAGGCAAGGCACCAGCCATACCGTTTCCGGCGATATGTACTCCTTCACCAGCACCGAGATTTCGCTTAACTCGTTCATCTTTTAAATCACCTCCTTTCATATAAAACTCCAAAGCAAAAGGGAAATTACCCTAAAAAGAGCAACTTCCCTTCTTTTACAGTCTGCTGTTTTACATACTTTCGTCTATTGTGCCGCTGCTGCGCTGTCCCCAATCAGCTCATCTGACTCCTGGTCGGTCAATTTTTTCACCCTTCCCTAATTGAATGTAATCCTTGTGCTTTTTGCATTGGAATCACCCTTTTTCTGTGGAGAAAAAGGCAGCCGCCATTTCTGACCACCGCACCTTCTTTCGCATTGGATTTTTGCTGTATATCTTTTGTATCACCGTCCAAAACGGCATAAAAAAAGCCGGAATCCATCATCTGAATCCGGCTGATAATATTAAATTTCCGCATAAATAAGCCATTTTTTCAAAAAAAGTATTGACAATCACGTAAGTACGTGGTATAATAGAAACATGGAAAGGGGGTGAGAAAATTGAGCAAACAAAAAAGCAAGAAGATGTCCAAAAAGGAAATCTGGGAGCTTGTAATCGAAACTGTAATTGCACTAGCCGTTTTGATTGAAGCGCTCAAATCCTAAAGACATCAGAGGCTGGGGTTTCCCAACCTCCCCCAAAAGGGGTTCTTGCTTAAGTTCAGTATACCACACGGAAAGGAGCGATTCAACTTGAAAAATCACGATTTTACCTTTTGGGTTTTGGTAGCCTGCTTCATTATCGGACAAAGCACCGATTGGAATCCATTTATTCGCACTGCCTCTATTGTAATCAGTCTGATTGTTCTGTTCCAAGTTGCACACCGCATTTGGAAATTCTATCACACCCCGGAGGAAAAAAGCCATGCTTAAACTTCGAGAAATCCGCAAATCAAAGGGTCTGAGCGTGCCGGAGCTGTCGCGCCAAAGCGGTGTTCCCAAGCGCACCATCGAGGACATCGAAGCCCGCGGCGACTGCCGTATCTCGACCGCCTTTGCTTTGTGCAAGGCAATGCAGATTCCCCTCGATGAGATCTACGAACCTGACCCCGAAGCCGAATAGCCTTCAACAGCAAACCCGCTTACCTTTTCGGTAGGCGGGTTTGCTTGATAGAGCAAAAGCCACACCCGAAGGCATGGCTCTTGTCCGAAAGGAGGTCTTACAATGAACTCGAATATGAGATTTTGTCTTTCTAATTCCATTATAATCATATCAGCTTATGATAGTGGCTTTCAATGGTCAATTCCTCTAACGCCCTGCCGTGCAGCCTCAATACCCACCGATAATCCAGCCTCATATCCTCCGCTACCTGCTCCCATGTTTCATCTGCAAGATAGTACAACCGCATCAGCTCATACAGCCGTCCATCCTCAAGCTGATCCAGGCAGGCGGCAATCTCCTTCCTGGTGTCCACATATTGGTCAATATGCCTGTCGATGTCGCTATCAATGTCCGCAAGCCGCGCAAGGGATGCTTCACGTTCGCTACTTCCTCCTCGCGGCATACCGGAAAGATTCGGGCTGACCTTGCAAACCAAATCCTGTAAACGCTCCTTTTCCTTTAACAGAGCATTGATTTTGCGGTTGAGATGTCGGCACCGGAGTAGGTAACGCTTTTTCTCCTGATTATTCATTCAGCAACCCCGATTCCTTTCTGCTGTCCATCGCCGCCCGAAAGAGCGCATCGTTTTCGGTTTGCAGCTGTTCCAGCCTGTCCGCCGCCTCCCTGAGCACTCTGCACCCATGCACACCGCAGTTGTGCTCGTATCCGCACCCAAGGCAATTCAGGGTTCCGGTGTTTACTGCCATCCTGCGCAGGGCTTTGATGATTTCTTGGGTTTTCATCGTGATTCCTCCCTTCCACAACTTTCATAGCACCGCTGTACCTCCCCCGCTTGGCATAGCTTTTGAAATTCCCTTTTTGGAAATTCCGTTTGATACCTGAGATTGGTGCGTACAACCGTCCTTGTAATCTGCGGCACAGCCATCGCCAGCACATCCAGATTGCAGCCTTTCCAGATGACTTTATCGATGATTGCATTGATTACGATTTTGAGCTCACGCTTGATTTTTCGCTCCAACCAAAGTCTCTTCTGCTCAATCTCCTCTTGATAGGTATATCTTTTATCCATGGTGTCCTCCTGTATGTAAATAAGCCTCCATTGCTTCAAAGTCCAGCGTTCCAGTTACTGAGCTTTGTGCTTTCTGTGGTGTGCTGTAACCGTTCTTCTCCCATGTTCGGATTGCAGCCTTCCAGTCCTTCATCGGGTTCTTGCCCACCTTCCAGCCGTTTGCCTCATAGTAGTCCACAAATCGGTTGGCATCCACACTGTTGCCCCTCTCCCGGCAATATGCCTGTACCTCCTCGATTGTCGGCTTTGTAAAGCGGGCGCGGGCGGGCTTGTCCGCCTTATTATTCTTATCCTTACCTAACCTATCCTTACCTAACCTATCCTCGGGATACGGATTGTATTCAGAATTGGATACATCTTGTATACAAACTGTATCTGGCTTGTATGCTGGTTCACAAGAATCGCATAAATAAGCGGATTTTTCTGCATTTAAAGAATAAGCTCCTGTCTCACCTTCTGTAAGCATCGCTTTTTCTTTACGATAATCTGTTTCGTGATACCTATCTTTGGGAATGTAGTTGTGTACTTTCCAATCTCGTATCACACAGACGCCGCTTTCAAACGGAATCAGGTATCCTTTTGCAACCAACAGTTTAAGATCGTCCTCGCTGCATCCTACCATCCGGGAAATGCGCTTAGGGGATGCAACAAACCCATCATCATCCGCCCTCACAGACAAATCATAATAGAGCAGCCTGGTCGACACAGGCATATCCAAAAACAAATCTGTGTCGACCACTTTCTTTGAAATCATTCGTCTTTCAGCCACTCCCTCGCCTCCTAAAACGGAAAATCTTCATCATCGGAAGAAACTTCGGCAAAATCATTCATGCCCATCTGCTGTGGCGGTGGCGGCAGTTGTGCGTTGTATGTGGCTGCCTGATATGCTGCTGGTGGCATTGCAAAGTTCCGGGAAAATTCCCCTTCTCCTGGCATCACATCCGCCGATGAGCGGTTTGATTTCTCCCCGGTAAAATGTCCCTGTGATACCAGCACCTCGGTTGCTGTGCGGTTGTTTCCACTTTTGTCGGTGTATTTTCTGGTCCTCAGTGCCCCCTCCACCAACAGCAGCGAGCCCTTGTGAAACCACTGGGAGATAAACTTGGCAGTACCCTCCCACGCCACACAGGTGATAAAATCGGTTTTCTTTTTCTCGCCGTACCCACTGTCTACGGCAAGGGAAAAGCTCAGAACTTCCTTTCCGCTCTGTGTAAATTTCAGTTCCGGTTCAGCCGTCAGCCTGCCCATCAAAAATACCTTGTTCATCTCATATCCTCCATTTCAGTTTTTTGCACAAGAATTCATCCAGCCGAATCCCGCACAGGTGATATTTTTTATCAAATGAGGCTTGTCCCACCTGATCCACCTCCTGATGATGCTGGCGGCACAACGGCTGTACTAGCTGCCCCAAATGGTGCATCTGCCGCCGATCGCGCCCCATCCCCACCCGCTCCACCTCGTGAATATCTGCCTTTTTGCCGCAGATTGCACATCTCCGGTGCACTACGCAGGAATATAAGTACCGCTCAATATCCTCACACCGGTTGAGCAGGCTGTCCCTGCATGGGATTTCGTGCTCTATCGCCAAATCAATCAGGTAGGAAATAAATTCTCTTGCCGTGCTCACATCACAGCTGGAAAGGCTAAAGAGGTTGATGTCTAACAGCTCGCAGTAGTGATATTCCAACTGGTGCCGCACAGCCTCGGTGTCGGTGGTGTCGATGAGGTACAAAAGCTGGAGCTGTCGCAGCACTTCCCGGTACTGCCGCCTGTCCTTCGCCCAGGTTGCCCAATCTGCAATATCCCGCACCATAGCAAAGATTTTTCGCCTCTGCGCCGGGGTGATGGTGCGACCATCTGTCAGCTGCACCTCGCACTCGGTAATTTCCTGCTTCTGTAACAGCCCAGCGTCCGAAAAAGGCACTGTTATGCTCAATGTCCTCCCATCATAGCCGCTGATATA